CCGTAGAAGATATTGTATAACTTCCACTAAAAACAACACTTCCATTTTTATAACAATTATAAGTAAATGTTCCCGAAGATGTAAAATCACTCACATCTACCATAGCACTTAACCCAACAATACTTCCCGCCCTTACCATTGGTATCCCTTTATCTCCATTCAATAAACAACTTCCAACTTTCATACTTTTTTCTAAACCTGTATAATTAACTGAATTTCCTGCGGATATCAAAACACGACTTCCCTTACTTTCTCCTTTAACATCTAAATCATTCTCAATAGTTAAATCATTAACCTCAGTTATATTATTACTATCATCTATTGAGACCCCGCTATTTTGAACTCTCCTAGCCCCTGTGTCGCCCGTTACTATCCTCTCATTTTCAATAGTTTGTGTAGAAGTTACGGCTAAATTGCCAACTACGTTATCATCAACATATTTTTTATTTACTAAATCGTTATCATTAACAGGGGTTTTTAAAAAAGTTCCGTGAGAATGATCGCCCCCCCTATTAGGTAAAAAAAAAGTATCCGCTATCGGGGTTTTTATTTCCGCACGTCTACCACTTCCAACGCCCCCCATATTAATAATCTTCCTCTAAGTTAGGGTTAGTAGTTTGCTTAGTAGTACCAGCTATTAAGCCTTCTTCATAAGGGTAGTCTTTATCTATAAAACGTGTCCCTATCGTTCCAGTTCCTACTTCTACCATATAAATTAATAAGAAATAAACTTTAAATACCTATTCTTCTTCGCTTTCTTCTTCGCTTTCTTCTTCCATTTTTTTAACCTTCTTAGGAGATTTAACAGCCTTAACCTTTCCGCCCTTAAGCTCTATCCTTTCCTTCATTTCTTCGGCTCGTTCGGTTTGTCCGCTATTAGTATAATGTTCAAATAATCTTTTAAGAGTTTCAATAGCCATTTTTAAGCGTCCGTATCGGTTATTAAATAAGCTGCTTTAGGATCTGTTAGAATTGCTACGCCATTTTCCCATACTGCTATCTTAGTACCTTTCCCCATTATGTTTTCTGTTTCGCTGTGTAAATCTTCAAATGATTTCCACGTAACAGCTCTAGCGGGTAAACCTAGCCAAACACTATCCGCCACGACGTTATTACTTACTACTAATTTACAGCCTACTAAAGTACCTACTACCCCCGTTGTTGCCTTCTCGCTTGCTAATTGAGGTATGCTACTACCTTTAACGGTTATAATAAAATTAAGTAAATCCTTATAGTTCTTAGGGTTCATAGCCACAATACAGCTTGAAGTATCGTAGTCGTTTTCTGCGATATTTTGAAGTCCCGCCATAATATCTAATATTGGATTGCCGTTCGTGGTGTCGTCCCAGCCATTTCCAGTTGCCGCTGCTGTTCCTATATTGCTCGGGCTTTGGTCTTCGCTCATTGTGTTATAAATTACGCTGTCTACTTTCTTAACGATAGCTCTAGTTAGTCTTAAAATGGTTCTAGCCAGTACATCAATATCCGCCCCTTTAATATCTTCTCTAGAAATTGTACCTTCAATAGCATATTTTTTTGGGTAGCTAGTGTTTCTAGTCCAAGTTACTTCTGCATTTTCAAACCCAGATAAAGGGGAAGTTTCTAAAGTAGAAGGTGCTGTTAGTGTTAAATCTGCTGCGGTTTCTTGATACCATCTTATACTATCTCCGCTAGTAGTGGATACACTAACCATATTTTTAAAAATATATTCGGTTAGAGCAAAACCTTTAATCATCTTATCTATGTCTAAGCCCCGTATGTTTGCTGTTTCTATTGTTGCCATTTAAGAGTATGCGTTATTATTGCACCCCGCTTTTAATAATACCTGAAAAACTTCATCTGCCGATGCCGTTTCTAAAGCAAAACCTAAGGTTTCCATACCTACATCTCCGGCTACTGCGGTTTTAACTTCGTTACTTCCTGCCGCCGCTACTGCTTCCCCTCGTGTTACTCCTGCGCCGCTGTCGGTCATATCAAAAATGCCGTCAATAAATACGGGTGTAGTTACCCTTCCGTCGTCTGCTATTTTGTCCCTTGCACATACGCCCATAACGTCGCTATTTGCACTTGCTATACTTACTACCCTATCCCCAGTTAAACTTAATAGAGTACCTTTAGGAATTGCGGTGCCGTCTGCACAGGTAAAATCTACGGGATCGCTAAACCTCGTTCTTAAAATTGCTTCGTCTGCCATAACTTAAATTAGAATTTAATCTATTTAAATGTTTTGATTTATTCGGTTAAGCGAATAACTACTTTAATTTTTAAGGGTTCCGTGTTTACCTTCTAAAACTTCTTTAGCGTATTGCTCGGCGGGTATTTCTTCTTCCGTTTCTTCCGTATTTCCCGCTTCTGTTTGTCCGCCTAAAATCTTACGGGCTTCTATACTCTCCGTTCTTGCTAGTAATTCCGTAGTTTGTTTATTAGCTTCTTCTAAGCGTTTAGCTGTTTCGGTAGCTTGGCTTATTAAATCGCTTTCCTTAGAAATTTCCTTTTCTTTTGTTTCTTCCATTATTAAACCTCCTTTCAAATGTTTAAGTCTTCTAATGCCTTCATTTGTATTTCTTCGGGCGTTAAGTCTATTTGTCCCGTAGTTAATAAATTTTCCCCATTAGTTCTAATGTTTTCTATACGTTTAAGAGTTTCCCTTACCTCGGTTTCTATATCTATTTTTTTACCTAGTCTGTACCTTATGCTAAAAATCCCCGCTTTTTGGCTTTGTTGTTCAAAATCTAAAGTATCGGCTTCTATAATATCCATTTCGTTAAAAAATTCTTCTGCGGTTAAATCTCCAGCCTTAAATCCTTTTATCGTTTCGTCACTTATTGAACGTTGCCGTGCTATTGAGGATTGTAAAGCTGATAGTTTACCGCCCGTGATACTTTCTAAAGCCCCGCCCCCTATCGCTATTTTAAAAAGCCTCTTACCCCACGTTTTTAAATCCGCCCCCGCCTTTACTCTCTCGGAGACTATTTTAGCCTTCTTTACTTTGGCTATTTTTTCTATATTTTTAACAGCTTTAAATCTCGCCAAAACATTTTGGGCTAGGGCTACCCCTCCTACTTCTGCCGCTACAACTCCAGCCGCCCCCACGCTTCCAGCTATTCCTAAAACGTCTAAAATCTTTTTTTGTGTTGGGTGTTCTCCTTTAAATAAAGCCCTTTTAGTGTTAGCGAATTCTTGCCGTGTCATATTAAACTCTTCCTTTGCTTCTGTAAATGTTGTTTCTCGTGTAAATCCTTCGGGTATTTCTACGCCTTCGGGTTCTAGTTCTGCCGTAAATTCTTCTTCGGGTGTTGGCTGTTCTTCTTCTGTAAAAGCCTCCTCTAGTTTCTTCTTCCGTTCTGCTTTTACATCTTCAAATATTAATTTCCCAGTTTCCTCATCTCGCTTAAAACTTAATTCTCCTTCCTTTCTTTTAATCTGTTCCATTTCTGCACGACTTACAGCTATACCCCCCGCTATCATTTTTCCGCTTTCTATTTCTCGTTTTCTTTTTTCTTCGTCCCTTTTTCTTTCTTCTATTGCTTCGGGGCTATCCTTTCCCCTTATTCGCTGTCCGCTTTTTTCAAAACTTCTACCTTTTGGGCTTGTGTCTGTTTTTGGCTTATCTCTATCTAATACTGCCTTAGCTTCAAACCCTTTTGTTATCTCTACGCAACTTTGGGTTTCATCATCCCATTTAAAACCCTCCGGACATTTTTTTTCGCCACTAACGGGCTTAGTTCCTCTATCGTTTTTTGATCCGCTATCGTTTTCTGATCCGCTATCGTCTCCTGATCCGCTATCTTCTGCCATTATTTAAGTTTCTTTTCAATTACTAATGTTAAATCTTGAACTACTCTAATTAACTCTTTCATTGTTTTCCCCCTTTCTATTAATAAAAATATTGTTATTGCTATTGGAAATCCTAAACTTCCTATTAAACCTATAAACTCTTGTTCCATTATTCCCCTACTCCTGCTTCTACGTCGTTAGGTTGGAAGCCTAATTGTGAGGTGTTTTTTAATTCGTTATCTTGTACCTTATCCTTTAAACTAACGGGCGTACTAAATTCTAACTTTAAAGCTAATTGGTTCCATAAGTCCGCTTTAAGTTCTTCTATCTCTCTTACGTAAACCTGCTCAAAAGTTAAATAACTTACCTTACTATCGCTTTCCGGAGTAGCCCCCCCGCCTAGAATAATCTTTGGTACTCCTAAAGCCTTGTAAAATATATCTTCTAGGTATTTAATCCATTCCAAAAAGTTACTAATTGGGGGTAGTGTCAAATCTTCAAACTCTACCTCGCCCCTAGTTGCGGGAATTAACATTAATTCGCCGTTTTTAATTGCGTCCGCATACTCGCTTTTAATAGTGTTTAATTTCGTCGTGTCGTCTGCGTCTATGTACATAACCCTAATCGTACTTCTATGGCTTAGCCTTTTCCAGTCCCGCATAGCTTCCTGACGTGCCAATATTACCCATTCTATACTCTCGGTTATTGAGGTCCCGTGTACTTCGTCCGCTATTCTATCGTTGCATAAATGAAAAATTTGGTGAGGTAAGAAGGTCTTTACTTTCTTCCCGTTTATTCTGCCTAGTTGTCTATATTCTTTTATAATCCCGTTCTTATCCACTACTATTTGAATTCTAGAAGGATCTAAAGGTTTAAGATTAATTAAATTTCCTTCCTTATTTCTTATAACTTCGGCGTAACTATCCCCCGCAAATTTCTTAACTACTAACATATTCCATAAGATAGATAAAAATGTATCTTCCCCCCAGCCCATTACATTTTCTAAAGTTACTTCCGTTTTTATATCGGTTGTGTATCCCTTACCTATTACCCACGTAGCATAAGCATTTATAGCCGTCTTATATTCGGGTATTTGTTTATAGTATCCTAAGTACTGCGTCCACTTATCATTTACGAAGGTAGTTTCTGTATCTTGTACGCCGTCTATTGTTTGAGGGCTTACGCTGTAATCACTAACTTTATCGTTTAAGTCCGTCGTGGTTGTTTGGTTTAAATTAAATTCTGCCATTTTATATGTTATCTATCTTAAAGGGTAGTTGAGTTTTAAAGGACGTTATAACGGTTGTGTTGCCTACCAAAGCTTCTAAAGGGTCATGGTAAAAATTAAAAGTTCTATTCCCTACAGCGCTAGCTATCATATCGTGAGTAACTTTTATATATAGTTTATCTCCTACTTTAAACACTTTTTCTGTAATAGTTATGGGTAGATATTCGTTCCAATAATCTGATTGGTTAGCCGCCGCCTGCTTTTGTGTGGTTACAGCTTCCCCTATATCTGTAATCGTAGTAGTTCCCCCGTCATAGTGTTGTAGTGTTATAGTTACTGTGCTTTCTCCTGTTTGGCTACTAGCTGCACAGCTGTGAGTAAATGCTGTATAGCCTATCCCTGTTATTGTTTGCGCTAAGTTAAAAGCTGTTGTCTTAAAAGTATATACTTCGCTAGCGCTACCATTATTAATAACTTTGCCCGTGTTGGGTGGGGCGGATAAAATAGGGTTTTCTGCTAGCTCATATGCTATGGTTGGTGTTGCTATTGTTGTAGCAAAGCCCTCAAATACTTGTATACCTAAACCGCTAGCTAAATCTGTATAATCATAAGAAGCAATGATAGGGGATGCAGTAGAAAACTTGTTTAGCTTTGGGTTAAGTGACATTTTATAAACCCAAACCCGCCACAATATCGGCTCTATTGTTTTTAAGGTCGCTTAAAAAACCCGTCCAAATACTATCACATACATTTAATTTTGATTGAGCCGTTGCTAAACTCCAGCTATTTTGATTTTGATTTATTGCATAAAAAGCCGCCCTATGTGAAGCCAATAACGCTAACCATTGTTTATAGGTAGATGTTATACTTCCGTAGTTTGCTACTAAGCCTATATTTTCCCCGAACGCTTTTTCTATATCGCTTTCCGCCATTAAAATCCAAATATTAGTATTTTCCTCTAAAATTTGGGCGGCGTTAGCATTCTGTCCTATCGCTAAAAGGACTTGGGCTGTTGTTGCTAAAGTTCCGTCATCTCCCATTATTATTAAGCCTCCTTAATCTTCCTAGCTCTCTAACTAGATTTTCCTTTAAAGTTAGCTCTAGTTCTTCCTTATCTGTAATCGCTTCGGCTTCTTTTAATTCTTGGATAGTTTTTACCATACTAAACCCAACTTATTGATATGTTTAAATGTTTCGTTTTTGATCCCCAGTACGCTCTTATTAATCCTTCAACAATATGGGTATAATTTCCGAATATTCTAAACCTTCCGTCTTCGTAAGAGTACTGAACAGACTTTAAACTTTGAAATATCTCGGGATCATCTAGTAATTTAATATAGCCCTTTTCCATACCTACTAGAAGATTGTTATAAAGATCTTCCTTAAGAATTTTATGTTTTCTTTTCTCGTCTTTATCTAAAGGTCTTTTTGCGTTGTTAATAGGTATTGTTTTCCTTCGTGTTTGTTTGTCTTCTAGGAGTTCGCTAAATACCCCATAACCTACCCCCCCGTCATCTACGAATATATTCTTAAAATTATACTTCCTATCTAGCTTTAATATCTGCCTTGTTGTAAATGTTGTTAAATTGTTTAGTTCCATTATGTTTTCTCTATGTAAAAAATGTTTATCGTTTATCCTCTCCAGTACTTCGTAAGTAGTTTCGTCCCTTCCCCCTTGTCCCGCTACATCAACCCCCAAAAAAAAGCTATTGGGAAAAGGAGTTAAACCTATAGCTTTTCTTTGGAGTGTCATACACGACTTTATTAAATCGTCTGTAAAAAATTGGGCTACGTCGTCTATAAACTGCCCTAAATATTCTTGTGCGTATTGGTTCTTAGTCATTCTCGCCTTAGCACTTTCTAAACGTTGTAATGCTCTTTCCCGTTGTTTCTCCGTCCACGTTTCGCAAATTTCCCGTTCTTCTATTACCTTTTCGCTAGTTGTTTCAAAACGAGTAAAGGAATTAAACGCTTTTTCTTTATTAATAAGTACGTCGTAAAAATATCCTTGTCTACCAAAGGGGGTACTTAATAAAATAGTATCTCCGCCAGTAGTCAAAAGCATAGGTTCTACTGCTATCCATACATCTTCGGGAATTCTACTTGCTTCGTCTACGTATAACCGATCTATAGTTAGCCCTCTTATACCCGTTCCACTTAACCCAGTCGGTAAACAATAAATTAAACTTCCGTTCTTAAGTTGTATCTTAGATTTTGTTGGGCGGTCTTTTCCCTTCTTTATATATTTCCTATAATTAAGCTCTAAAAAATCTAGAGTTTTATTAAATAATAGTTGTGCCTGTCTTTCTGTTGGGGCTATCATAAGTATTGTAGTCTTTCTATTAAGTATAGCGTATTGTCCGCCGTCTTCCCCGCATATCTCACTTTTACCTATCTGTCTACCACAACATAAGATTTTATCGCCTTCAGTTTGTAAAAATTCTTCTTGCCATATATCTTTCTTAAACTTGTGTTTAAATATCTGTACTTCTTCGTTTAGTTTCTTTACATTTACCATTTTATTATATTATTATGTAGTGTCTTTCTGCATAGCATTTATCACATATAAACCAGTCAGGTACGCTAGGTAACTTATCCATTAAGTCGTCCGTAGTCCCAAAAAACAAACAATACATACACCTAAATTCATTATCCGCTAAATTCCAGTTAGTATGTTTATCTTCAAACTTCTGTTTCTTTTTCTTTAAGGTTCTTCTTGTCTTTCGGTTCTTTAAGGTTCTTCTTTTCTTTAATAGCGCTTTCCTTCTGCTTTTAACCGCCATTTATCCCTACTTTTTCTTAACTCCTCGCATTTAATTAATAATCTATTTAATTTTTTTGAAAAATTATTTATTTTTTTTAATGAAATAAAATCTTCCTTCTCTACGTCTTCCCAAAACTCTATAATAGAGATCTCCGCATTACTTAAGGGGGTGTCCATACACAAATAAGAGTATTAGCCTTTATATATTTTCTTTTTTTAAAATATGTGTTGTAATATTTGAGGGGCGGGGGTTGGTACTACCCCGCGGTTCCTACGCGGGGGGATTTTTAAGCCTTTTTCTTAGTCGGGGAATAATCTTTGCTTAGAATGGCTTATAATGAGTATAAGCACTATTGTGTGCTTACTCTCAGCTATTTGTATAAAGTTCCATAGGAAATAGGGGTCAAATTGTACCTTCGTTTCCTATGGAAACTCAGTTTTCCACAGGAAATAGGGGTTATAGGGGGTCTGTTTCCTATGGAAAACAGCCCAAAAGGGGTAAAAAAGGGTAAAAAAGGGGTAAAAACACCAAAAAAGGGGGGGTTTTTGGTGTTTTTCCACAGGAAACAGGGGTTAGGGGGGGTTCGCTTCCTATGGAGATTTCCACAGGAAACCAAGGTTAGTTTTTAGCTCATTTCCTATGGAGAATTAAAAGTTAAAAGAATTGTGTATATGTATCTCCTTCCCTTGTAGTAAATTTCGTAGAAATTTAACGCTTAGGAGATACTTAAATCTACCGATTATTTTAACAACGTTAAAAGGTTCGCACAATCCAGTAAATCCGTTCGTTTTGTAATGTGCGAACGAAATACTTAAATAAAAGAACGCTTTTAATAATCTATG